AAATAACCATCAAGTATAGAAGTTGTCCCAGATCCAGCAATAATAGTATTAGCAGGAACTGCCTGTGTAACACCACTTCCAACAAAAGCATCTGTTGTATTAATGCCAAGAATTTGATCTGCCTTCGCATCAATAATACCAACTTTCAGTCCATTTCCCCACGAACCGGGCTTTCTTGCGGCAACTACTACATCAGTAATAGTATTTTCATCGTATCCAAGTTCTTCATAATGATCTAAACTTTTGATTTTAATGCTGGTACCAACACCAACCATTGCATTTATAAGACCAGTATCATCTGCTCTTACAACACTAAGTGATCCACCATATGCCAAGAAAGAAGAAGCAGTGAGCCAGTGCTCATAGTGCTTATCTGTTCCATATGGTCTTCCAAAGACTTCTAATAAGTCCTTTTCGCTCCCGACTATTGTAGGAACTTCTACAGGACCTTGTGCGAAAGGTGAAACAATCGCACCAATGCTAGCAGAAGTTGGATCAACTCTGCCTACAGTTAGGTCTACTTCCCTTACTACAATACCAGGAGATGCTAAATTTAGTGGCATCTTGTTTTTCCCTCGCAGCCAAATTTATCTAAAAATATTTATGAAAAGGGGTATTTTCAGTGGGGAAACAATGCGTGAATATCTACCAATCAGGATATTCCCAATTAGATTGATATTTTTTTCCTTTTTTTACTCTCTCTATAGTACACTCCTTACATTCATAAGAATATGCTGATGGTAAAGTCTTTCTATCTTTTCTTGTGAGATAGTAATCTTCTATAAGATTTTTAACTCTTCCACAAACTCTACACTTACGATCAAAAAATAATAAATGTTCTAGTTCTATCTCATCATCAAAGGACATTACATATAATCCCACATATATGAACGATCTCCATACTCATCAGTATGCCATCTATCTCCATTTGCATCTACAAAACTTTCTCCACTATCTAAACCATCAGAAATAAATCCAAAGGGTGCCATGTCCTGCTCAATCTGATTTTTTTGTTCTTCATAAATTCTTCTTCGGACATCATTTTCTGTCATCTCCTTAAAATAATCTTGTGCAACTAACCAAGAGAATATTACAAGACACATTGCAAGGTCATCATTACACCCTTCTTCTGCTTCAAATGAATTTCCTCTTTGAGCAAAAGTTGTCAACTCTGATATGATTTCATAGTCGGATGCAATTAATTTATCATCCTCAATAAGTGTCTTTAAATTAGAACATCCCAATTTTTTAACAGAAGATGTTGTTCTAACTCCAAGTTGAGATTTCTTTCCACTAAATCCAGATCCGACAACTTGTCCATTTCTTCCCCTCATAGCACACATAAGAATATTTTCATATTCCAAATCATACTGAAGAATACTTGCCACTTGATCTCCAATATCATTCACCTCAATCAATAACCAAGATTGATTATATGCCTTTGCTACATCCAAAATAATATTTGGAAATAACATTGGTTTAACTTCATTATTGCGATATTTGCCTACAACTTTATAAGGGAATTCTGTTATATCAAAAATAATAAATGCGGAATAGTCATTACCCAATCCACGAGCAACGTCTACAGTAATCAGATAATTGTGCTCTTGTTTTGGTTCTTCATAAATATCCAACCCTGCATTCTTTTTAATAGGATCTTCATAAACCAACATCTTAAGTTTTGCTGGATTAATAAGAGTATTGACCGATCCTAAGAACTCACACTCAAACTCAACCTTAAACTGTTGCTCGGAAGTGTTAGCAATCGTTTGCTCCTTCCAAACAATATCTCTACCAGGAACTTCGGACCAATGTACTTCTGTTGGAATATATTCATTCTTACCTTTTTCTGCATCATGCCACATACGGTAGAAGTGATTCATACCATGAGGGGTGGATACAATAATTACTTTTGTGTTTTTGCCAGAAGTAATAGTAGGATAAACAGATGCAAAGAACGAGTCTGCAACATGGTTTGGTACGAAAGCGAATTCGTCGAGGAAGAGGATATTAAACGACATGCCTCGGACAGCACTCGCAGATGTAGAAGCTGCCAATATTTTACTGCCATTTTCTAATTCGATTGAACCTTTATTCCAGGATATAATACCCTGCTGCATCCATTTAGGCAAGTTTTCATAGGCAGTTGCTAATCTTCCCAACAATTCTCTTGCAGTTGCTGCCTTGTTTGCCAGAATGCCAATATTAACACTATCATTAAAGATAAGATAATGAAGAAGATATGATACAACAGTTGTAGATTTGCCCGTCTGTCTTGGCATCTTACAGATGTTAAATCTATTATTATGAAAATTTTGAATTAATTTTTGTTGAAAGTGATATGGACTAAACTGAGTTAATCCTTCATCAAGAGAAACAATCTTAACATAATTTTTTGCAAAATATATTGGATCTTCCCTACATTTAATGAATTCAATAACTTGCTCTTCAGTAAACTGAATAGAAGTATTTGCCTTTTTTAATAATGGATTGCCAAGATAAACTTCACTCATAATAAACCTCCAATTAATAATTACCTTTGTTCAATCCAGTTAAGTACCGCAAGTGTTGCTTTGTTGGTATTGGGAGAGGCACAGGCAAGAGTGTAAGTATCACTGATTGTACCAATACCAGATCTTCCAAGTTGCAATGCTGCTTTATCATCAACATCAACCAGAGAGGCACCACCAGCAATCGTAAATCCTGAGAGAAGTGCTTGACCTCCAGTGAGTGCAGTTGCTGTAGTATCATATTGCATAAAGGAGTTTGGATCTGGATGATCTGTCCAACTCGCACCAGTCAAAGTTGAGTTCTGGTAAAGTCTCCAATAAACATTCGTGTTATCGTTCGTTACTGCCTGTAGAGATCTCAACAACATAACTGCCTTAAGTGCAGATGTCTTAAGACGCAAACTGATTACTGGATAGAAGGTGTTTGCGTTAGTCAAAGTTGTTCCAGTGATGGCATTTGAGACACTCAACAAAGTACCAAGTTTTTCTGGTTCACCTTCTTGGATCAGAGAGTTAGAACCCTGATAGAGATAATGAGTTCCAGCAACACCAGTTACATTCTCAATCTCACAACGAATTGGAAGGAATGGACTTCTACACCAAACTAAATCATTGACATTTGAGTTCTCAAATTCATGGCTAACAATAGTCTCATTTTTCATTAACCAATTAAATGTTACACCACCTGCACCATACCATTCATAGTTAATGGAAATCATCTGCTGTTTTGTAGCATCAGCAGTTACACCAGTGTATCCATTACCATCAAACTTTTCACCGTTCCAGTTTTCTCTGGTTATTCTTGTTTCTGTAGTAATACCAGTTGCACTGCTGCGAATTACATAAGAATATGTTCCTCCATCATCCTCAAAGTAAGCACCATCATTATCATCAAACAATCCAAATCTTCTGCGAATACCGACTTGTGGTGCCTCTAGACGAATTGCAAATGCGAGAGTTGCTGGTCTACCAGGAATGTATCTCATTACCTGTTTAGTCTGCCTGACAACCTTACTACCAGCAGTAGAACCAACTTCCATAACCACATTACTGGAACTGGCATTATGAGTAGCAGTTGCAACACCAACTAAACTCTCATCCCAAACATCAGTCTCCTTACCATACTGGAAGGTATTAAAGAAAACTGTTTGGAAAGGAGCAACCTTTAGTCTGTTATTGTCGGAAAACTGAGGTCTCCAGTCAGTCTGGTTTCCCCAGTGATCTGCGATGTTGAAAACTTCAAATAAAGATCTTTCCTGGTTTAGAAAGTCCTGTGTGTTCTTATTCCACTGAGCCATTAATCACTCCACGATAATCTTTCTGGTTGATATCTCTGTGCGTTTTTGATTCTAGAAGTATTTACCTGGCCAGGATAGATCTGATGAACAATCGCTCCAGGATACTCTCCTTGAATTTGTTCTGCGAGTTCATTCTTAGAAATCATTGTACCCTCTACTTCTAGACGATACATCTTTCCTTCCCAGACAACATCGGCAAAAAATGACTCTTGTGCCTGTTCTGGTTGGGAACCCCCCACATTGAGGGTTCCATTGAAATCACCATTGATGGTGATGCTTTCTGAGAGAAATTGTTGAAAACTTTTCATGGTTCAGCACTTCCAACGACGACGGGCTTTACAGACAGGTTTATCTGGGGTCTTAGAACAATCAATGTTATGCATATCTTGCTGACCCTTAGAACGGGCACAGAAGGACTTACGTCTCTTTGCATCCTTACTTCCTGGTTTTGGATCACCAGTTACGGCAGTCTTTAATTTGGAACCTGGGTTCTCACGACGATATGCCTTAACTGCTGCAGGACTCATTCCATCAGTTTTATCTGATTTATTAACCTTTTGCCAGTCTTCAGACATATCTCCACCTTCTACCTCTTCAGCATTATCTTCCCAATACTTGGGTCCATAAGCACATTGAGATTTTGTTTCAACTTTTTTACACTTGGGGCAATATTTTTTTACAGATGCTTCTGATAACTCTTCCCTCCAATCAAAAAATTCTTCTTTTTTGACTTTTACTTTTTTAGCATTCCCGGTTCTAAACTTACCAAATGGAGTTGGAAGTTCCTCTCCATATTCTCCCTTACTTTTTTCAACTTTATCTTGAGAATCTACGTCACCATCGACATCATAATCAATTCTTTTTGTTGCTTTCTTGGAAAGTTTTTGTAAATTTCCACCACCAATATTAGATTCTTCCTTTTCTTCTTTCATTTTTTCACGTTTTGCTTTTGCTTTTGCAAGAAGTCTCTGCTTAGCTGCTTCCCTCTCATCTTTTGGGATGGGAGTTACTGCACCCACTTTCTGATCAACATCACCAGGAGCATATCCTTCTTTTTTTACGCAGTTATTATAAGTTTTACCAAACATTTTTTTAGTTCCTTTCTTTTCATATCCTTTCCAACACTTTTGCCCCTCATCAATCTGCTGACCACCTGTGATTGGTTCTGGTTTGATAATATCTACAAATTCATATTCAGTTGCTTGAAAATCATCTCTCCAGTTAGAGAACTCATAAGACTCTGATTTATTGCCCCAGTTATCGGCACCAACTTTACGGCACTTTACAAGTGCTCCAGATGCATAAGCAGAAGGCCAAACGGAATAACGTGACTTCACTTTATGATAACAGGCATCTTTTTTGCCACTGCCTTTTCCTGGTTTATCTTTTACTTCCTGAATGTCCATTCCTTCAGTCCTTACATTAGTTGGTTTTGCTCCACCAGATTTTTCTGGTTGGTTGGGATCTTGACGATTTTTTCTTCTTCTT